TACAATAAAAAAATAATGTAGATATATTTATCAATATGGCAGATGGTTTAACTTATGGTATAAATTTTCCGTTTAGAGATTCCAAAAAGGGGGATTATTTACAACTTACTGAACTTCAGAAAGACGAAGTAAGAGCGGCACTTCTACATTTAATACTTACAAGGAAAGGCTCAAGATATTATTTACCAACTTTTGGAACAAGAATATATGAATTTATTTTTGAACCGTATGATGGTTTAACTTTCAGTGCGATAGAATCAGACATAAGAGACGCAATCAACACTTTTATGCCAAACTTGATTGTTAATAATATTTCAATCGAAGCTGCCACACAAGATGAGGAAGGACCGATAGGGGCTCAAAACATAGTATCTGATGATTTACCCTACATTTTCAGAGTACCTGGTAAAGGAACCGCAGATTATACGGCAAAAATAAAAATAGATTACTCAACAGATTCTGCCACTTTTTCACAACGTGATCTTATCATAATAAATATTTAATAATAATGGCAAACAAAATATCATATACAGTAAGGGATTTCGAAGGAATAAGGCTCGAACTATATAACTACGTAAGGGCTTACTATCCTGACTTAATACAAGATTTTAGTGATGCTTCTGTATTTTCTGTGTTCTTGGATTTGAACGCAGCAGTTGCGGACAACTTACATTATCATATTGATAGAAGTATACAAGAGACGGTATTACTTTATGCTCAACAAAAGTCCTCTATATATAATATTGCCAGAACATACGGATTGAAGATTCCGGGGTTAAGACCTTCGGTATCTCTTGTTGATTTCTCAATTACCGTACCTGCTTTTGGTGATAAAGAAGACGAAAGATATTTGGGTATTTTGTACCGTGGGTCACAGATTCAAGGGGCGGGACAGGCATTTGAAAATTTATACGATATAGATTTTGCATCTCCATACAATTCACAAGGTAATTTGAATAGATTAAAAATACCGAACTTTAATAGTAATGGTGTTCTTATCAACTATACAATTACAAAAAGAGAATTGGTTGTTAATGGTATTACAAAGGTATTCAAAAGAATTATAAATGCCGGTGATGTTAGACCATTCTTTGAATTATTTTTACCTGAAAAGAATGTGTTAGGTATTACAAGTGTTTTGTTAAAAAATGGTACGGACTACGGGAACGTTCCAACCGCTGCCGAGTTTTTAGGTTCCGCAAATAGATGGTATGAGGTTGATGCATTGGCAGAAGATAGAATCTTTGTAGAAGACCCAACCAAAGTTTCAGACCAACCAGGTACTAAAGTGGGTAAATATATTCAAACAAGTAATAGGTTCATATCTGAGTTTACACCCGAAGGTTTCAAAAGAATCGTTTTCGGAGGAGGTACAAACTCAGCGCAAGACGCGTTAAATCAGTTTACAAATCTTGGTACCCCTCTTAATTTACAATCTTATTTTAATAACTTTTCATTAGGTTCAACCCTAACACCAAACTCTACTTTATTTATTCAATATAGAGTCGGTGGTGGTTTAGCGACTAATTTAGGTGTTAATGTTATAAACCAAATTGGTACGGTTTCATTCTTTGTTAATGGTCCGTCAGAGACAACAAATACTTCTGTTGTTGGTTCTTTAAGATGTAATAACGTAACCGCAGCTGTGGGCGGGGCAAACGCACCTACAACAGAGGAAGTCAGAAACTTTGTTTCCTTCAACTTCGCAGCACAGAAAAGAGCGGTTACCGTTCAAGATTATGAAGCTTTAATTAGAACGATGCCCGCACAATTCGGTGCACCTGCAAAAGTTGCAATTACAGAATTAGATAATAAAGTAGATATTCAAATATTATCTTATGATACTTCAGGTAAATTAACAAACTTGGTATCAAATACATTAAAACAAAATATTGCAAATTATCTTTCGAATTATAGAATGATGAACGATTATATATCTGTAAAGAGTGCGGATGTAATCGATTTATCAGTTACAGTTTCAGTTGTATTACAAGCAACGCAAAATTCAGGACAAATTATATCAGATGTTATAAATAATGTAACCGCATACTTTGACCCTTCAACAAGACAATTAGGTCAAAATGTATTCCTTTCAGAGTTAAAGAGTATTATACAAAATCAAAACGGAGTTATTACTGTTACAGATTTACAAGTATTCAATAATGTTGGAGGGCAGTATTCTTCATCTGAAACATCTATGACTTATAGTAATCCTGAAACAAGACAAATACAACCAATTGATGATACTTTGTTTGCCGAACCAAACCAAATATATCAAATCAGATATCCAGGAAAAGATATTAGAGTTTCAGTTAAAAACTTCCAATCCGTAACTTTCTCTTAATAATTTATTTATTTGTTTTACTTACTATTTTTTTATTTGGTGTAGTGGTAAAATTTTACCATAAACTATTTATAAAAAAGAGTAATGGGAATCAACCACAGAATAAGGACAGAATTAGGAATCAACAAAACTATAAATTTCGAAATCGAACAAGATTTTGATTTTTTGGAGATTCTTTCATTAAAGATACAACAAGAGGACATATATACTAAGTCATGTTCTCAGTATGGAGTTGTTGTAGGTAGAATCACTGCGAATAATGGTTACGGTATACCGAATGCGAAAGTATCTGTTTTTATACCAATCGAGGCTATTGACGAATCAAACCCCGTAATAACTTCAATATATCCTTACAAAAGACCTGACGATAAAAATGAAGATGGTTATAGATATAACTTATTACCATACGAAAAAAGTTATACTAATCACACACCAACAGGAACATTTCCATCCGTTACAGATGTTTTAACAAACAATACTGCAATTGAAATTTTTGATAAGTACTACAAGTTTGTTGTCAAAACAAATGAGAGTGGTGATTATATGATTATGGGGGTACCATTAGGTATTCAAACAGTTTTTTTAGATTTAGATTTATCAGACATAGGTGAATTCTCTTTGACACCACAAGATTTAATTAGAATGGGTAGAGCAACAGAAGCCCAAGTGTCAGGACCTTCTTTCAGAAGTTCAAATAATTTGGATGGTTTACCACAAATTGTTTCCTTAACAAAATCAATAGATGTTGCACCTTTATGGGGAGACCCCGATATTTGCCAAATTGCTATAAGTAGATGTGACTTTGATTTGAGAGATAATGCGAATATCGACATCCAACCAACTGCAGTATTCATGGGGTCTTTGATTTCATCAATTGATACGAAACCTTTGAGAATACAGTGCAAGCCCGCAACTGAAATGGGTAATCTTTGTAACTTAGTTGCGGGGCCGGGACAAATTATATCTATAAGACAAACAATAAATGATGATGAATACGGTAGACCAATATTAGAACAGTTTAGTTTTGATGGGGGTAATGATGTTATAGAACCCGATGGCTCATGGTTAGTAGATTTACCCATGAACTTGGATTATGTATCGGTTAATGAATTCGGAGAAAGGGTTTTTTCAAGTGACCCAAGTGTGGGTATACCTACGAAAGCAAAATATAGATTCAAAATAAAATGGAAACAGGCAGAGACGCTTGAAGCACCTATTAAGAGGGCGTATTTCTTGGTACCAAACATAAGAGAATATGGGTGGACTCAACCAACAAATGACCCAAGATTATCTCCATCGAGTCAGGTTTACGACCAGTTTGAAAAATCATATGCTTTTAGTTTAGATTGGAGTGATTACGGTAATACAGGTACAACTATTGGAGATAGAATGATACAATCGGCAATTGATTGTGAGGATAGATTCTTTGAATTTCAATATAATAAAGTTTATACTGTTTCTGGTTTAATTGATAACTACCACAAAGGAACAAACAGAGGCAGGTTCATAGGTATAAAACAAATAACGGATACTAATTGTGATAGCACAAATTATAAGTTTCCAACAAATGACGGTGTTAGAAATTTTGATATTTTATATACGATAATAAATTTCTTACTTGTACTTAATACATTAAACTTTTTATATTTAATACCGATATTACATATATTGGCGTTCATATGGCCGTTGTTTAAGTTATTATTTGTTTTTGTTTATTCCATAATCGCGTGGTTTATTTATGGTATTTGTAAAGCGATTGATGCAATACCTGGGGTTAGAATGAATTGTGTAAAACCACAAAGTCCAAGGGAGTTATTTAATAAAATAGGTGACCCTTTCAAAAAAATTAAAATACCAATTATCACTTATCCTGATTGTGAAATGTGTAATTGTACTAGTGAGGATTTAACAGATGGTAATAGTGAAGCTTCGGAGTTTGCAAAAAGAAGTGCGGAAGGACAAAGTTTGTCATTACTTGCGGATACACAAAGTCCAAACACATTCTCCAATTTATTTGATGAGCAATTATGTAAAGACGACCCATTCATAGGTGGTGTAGATTCTAACGCGTGTCAAATTATTGTAACAGGTGCTGGTTGTAATAGTACGCAACTACCGGCATTACAAGAAATTTTATCAGGTAGTTTGAAAGATGGATATTTTAGAAGAATGCCGGGGGTAATACCAGGTACTTGCTCCGCGGATGAAACAAATAGAACTAACTACTATCATTCACTCGATTTGACTTTAAGTGAGAGAATAAACTTATTTAATGTTAAGGGTAAATATTTCAATAATATGCCCGAAGCAGGACCTTACGGAGGATGGAATCAAATTAAAACAAGTATAAATCCAACACTAAATCCTGGAAAGTTCCATTTGGATAATGTATTAACAATGTTGGTTGACGAGGGTAATGAGGATATCTTCCAACCTGGTGCGATTTTAAGTTTTACTAATATAGAAAAGTCAAAAGATATAAACTTGTCGGGAATCACTGAGGTCAAATACTTAAACGTCGATGGCGAGGAACAAGTTACTTTGGCCGCAACGGGTAACCCAATAAATCTAAATTCAGTTACAATAAATTACGCAGACCCGAATAACCCAAATAGTCTTGCAACACCTGTTACATATATTGTAGACCAAACTTCGGCACTAACTAAGTGTGTTGTTCCGCAAACAAAAGGTAAATTGTTAAGTATAAGTTCAGATTGGGATGGAGACACCGCAAATGTTGGTAATTATGTCGGATTAACAGGTACAACTGATGGTAAAGGTGTTGGTGCAACATTCAATTTGGTTATCAATACCTCAAATACAATAAATTCAAATTCAGTTATAATAAATAATGTTGGATATGACTATGAAGACGGAGACACAATAACTATTTTAGGTTCAAGCATTGGAGGAGAAGATGTGCTAGATGATATAACAATTAATGCACTTACTGTTTCATCAGGGGAATTTGTGGACTTGGTCGTTCAAAAGTTCCCAACAGATATGGAATATTACCAAGTTATCACTGCAACCACTTATGGTAATTTTGTCGATTTAAATCCTGCAGTTGGTACAGGACAATATAACTCTACAGTATATGGAACAACAGGAAATCGAGAATACTATAAGTCTTTAAAATATAGATTCTCTGACAATTTCCAAGTAATTTGGGAAAATGCGCCAACGGTTTATGTGATTTATAATTACAAAACTTTTACATGTTATAGACCAATATACACAATTTCAGAACAAAAAAAGATTATAATTGCTTTTTTGGTTAGAGGAGTTGACCCACACTCTGCAAGACAAAACGTTGAATATGATATTAGTAAATTATTTGGTAAAAATTTTGGAAGTATAAAAGTTAACGGGCAATATAAATTAAATGTACCCGTACAACCAGGATTTAAAATTCCAAGACACGATGAAATTACGACAACCGATGATACTAGTGAAACCGCAAACAACAGAGGAATCTTCTTTGAATCATTTGTTTATGATACCACAAATCGTTTTGAAACATTCCAATCAAATATTATTTCTGATTACTCGGCTTTGGATGAAAAGGCGTTAAGTAATTGGAGTAATACAAACGTACCTTTCCGAGTAAACCCAACTCAAAATGAGTCGACGTTAAGTAGTGATAAGGTTAGAACTAATGCCGGATATTTGGGGGTAAACGGGGGTGTGAACTGGTATGCCTTGTCTAATTATCCGATAAATAATTACTATGTTGAACCTGATATGGGTTTATTTAATAGCCCTTTTTACTATCCAACAAATCAAAACTATTGGATTAACTTATCGAGTGATAGACGACATAGAGGATATTATGATAATGAATATATTGAGGGTGGTTCATATTTTTTTACAAACGCTAGTGTTGTTAGTGATGGTGACGGACGTTTGACTGATAGTGACTTTATTTATTTTTCACCTGTTTACACTTCGGGAATTACAACTCAATTTTTAGGAGGTACAAAAAAAGTTGTTATGAGAACCGATAGATTGCCGGTTTCAAGTTATAGGGAAGATGGATTCGAAAACAATACATTTATGTTAGCGCAGAACAGAGGTTTCAATATTAGCTTATTTGATGACGAAGGTAATTCTGTAAACACTTATCCAAATCAAACCGATGGGTATTCAAATGGGGATAATGTGGATGATGAACCAAGCCAATTTGAGGAACAGGTTTTGTCTACATTTACTTGCCAAGGACTCGTTCCTTTGAGATGTTATGAAGGTAATGGCGAAAACTTTGATGTCAAACCACCGGGAGACCCTTGTTACGAAAAACCAAGTATTGTGAGAGACGGGTGTTATGTTTTTGTTGATGTACCTATTTTGAGACTCTTAAGAGATTTCCAACAACTTGGTGAATGGAAAACTAGATTCAAAGTGAATCTTGCGGCATGTCGGGGTGTTTTCGGGCACACGTTTTCGAACAACTGGGTTAATGGAACTCTTTTCGCTTTTCCATTTAAAAATAAAAGATTATTTGGTACCGACCCAACAACAAATACGTTTAATGTGCCGTTTAACAAATTATGTAGAGATGTTGTGTTTTTACACCCAAAAACAAATAATTTCTTTTATAGGTCATCACCATATAACGGTAATAACGGAAGATTTACTGGATTTGCTCCTAAACAAAAAACAAAAAGAAATAAATTACAACTCCAATTTCCAACAACAATTATGGATTTGGGACCAAGAGATGAATTTGCAAACGAATTAACATGTTCTGATGAGTATTTTGGTTATAACATGCAAAACATGTCTCAAACATCGTATCAAGATGTGTCTAATATTCTTAATTTATTTATAATATCAAGACAGATAAGTTCGTCTTTTATCGCCCAACTATTAGGTCTTGGTGACGCATCGGTTAATACATTCTTTTCAAGACCAAAATCTAAATTTGATGGTGACTATGCACAATCGATATCTATAAATTCGGAAATAGGCGTTGAAGATTTTGATTTCGAAAATTATGATTATTCGACTGGGTCAACTGCTAACAACTCATACTATGTTGGTGATAAAGTAATGGGTATATTCTTTTCGTCAAACACACAGACTAGAGATTATGTCTCACCGAGAAGAATAATAAGAGATGATAATTCACTTCCCGGTCTTTACGATAATTTACCTGTATTCACACAAGTCGTTCCATTATATAAATGGAATATAAATAATACAAATACCAGCAGTATTTTTGGAAATGAAAAGAATGATTGGTTAACAAGTAAAAATGATTTTACTGTTGTTGGTTATCAATCTTTGGATAGATTATCACAAGTTTCTGCGTATTATAGAGGTGAAGTTAATATACCACAATTTCAAAAAGGTTACATATTTAATGTTACACCGGCGCCGGCACCAAACACAGGTTACTATTTTGAAGGGGATATTAGAGGGGGTCAAGTTTTAGAAAATGGTTATAAGGTTACCGTTGGTGCACCATACCATTTTTATTTCGGTTTAGTGAGAGGAAGTAACGCCTTGGATAAATTTAATAAAAAATATTTAGGAGTTGAAATTTTATAATTTTAGAATTATTCCAAGTAATCTCAGGTATAAGTCGGCACCAAGTGTAGACCAAGAGGTTATTTTATCTTTTGATAACAAAAGTCAGGTTGGAACTGAATTTGATAGAATTACAACAGTTTCTTTACCACAGGTTTATGACGACGAAAGACAGGCTTGCGAAGTGTTCAGACCGACCTTTCAATTGAATTATGTTTTTGATAACAAATATATTGGAATAACAAACTATAAACCATTTTTGGATAATCTATATTATTTTGAACCTGAAAATTCGCTCGCAACTCAAATTTGGTATGGAACACCACAGTATTATGAGTTTGATTTTTTCAGACCAAATATTACAGACCAACATATAGATTATGTTGCTAAAAGCGCA